CAAGTGATAAATTAGATCCTGGACTTATTACAACTTTATTTATATTATAATATTCTTTTATACTAACCACACTGCTTATGTTTCCACCCTCCATTGCATTAATTATTGCATCTCCGGTACCATTTATAAGTAATGTAATATACGCATGCGCTTCACTGTCTGAAAATATAGATCTTATTGAAAAATCCGTGTAAGAGGAACTCAGTGAATAAGAAGCAGATATAGATGTAGAAGAATAACTTGATGTTATTGATCTATTTGCGGTTGATGTATTTGGATATGATAAACCGGTTGCAACTGATGCATATGAACAGGTATCACTACTGATTGCATGATAAATAATACCATTATCAGTGCCGTCAAAATTTAGATAATTAGTTTTTTGAGAATTTGACGCGGTAATAGAATTATTTGAGAAATCAGATGTGTCTGCTCTATATGTAATTGTTTCATCTGGTACATATGGTGATATATTTACATAAGATGATCTTGAAGAAGTAACGGAATTTGTTGCATGTGATGATGTTAATGCATATGAACTATTTGAATTTATAGGTACACTATTTGCATTTATAGAATATGATGCAGTACCATTATTTGAAGAATAATTCAAATAGTTTGTTGTATTAGAAAAACTAGCAGTAGTTGATATTGATGATGATAATGAAGAACCTGATAAATTTCCTATAAATGTGCCACTATGTGATCCTGATCTAAATGATTTTAATACATTTGATGAAGTAATGTTGTATTTAGTATACTCACCTAAGTTCATAGTTTTGGTTTGAATTTGACCCAAACTATTAGTTACTTCAGTCACAATAATAAAATCATTGTTGGTAACTTCTCCTAGTGATAAATTTTTTAATTCTGTTATTATGTGTGACATAAAATTATAATGCTGCACATCCTCCTACTTGAATTATAGTATCTGCAGATCCCAAAGATACTTTTTCTGGAAAATTTTGTGTTGATTTATATGCAACTACTGAAAATGTAGATCCAATTAACATGTTACTGGCATTGTATGGTTCCCATTCAGATTTAGCATCCGTTACCTTGTGGATATTAACAGACCAAATACCTACTACCATTCCAAGATGTTTATTTGGAAATGAATATGATTTGAATATATGATTGTTAACAACAAAACGTGAAGTTTCAAAGTTCCAATCAGATACAACTGTTGTTGTAGATTGTGGTATAGTAACATCAAGTGGTTTATCAAAATAAATATAAAATTGACTAAATGGACCTGATTGTTTAAATTTAACAGGATCATCTAATCTTATATTTTTCCAACTGTATATATTAAATTGGTTTACGTCAACAACTTGAAAATTTATATAAGCATATACATTTTTTGATGTATATTGTGACTTTGCACTATTTTTTGAATATTCAGTTTGTTTTATGTACAAGGATTTTTCAGCAAATAGTGCATAACTTGATGATATTGCAAGTGAGGATGTAGATGTATTATCAATCCTTAAATTTTTAACAATTGAAGAATTACTTGCATTTTCAGCAATAATAGAACGTAAACATGTTCCGTTATCAACTCCATTATAATTTAAAAATAAAGTAGTATTTGAATATGATGAGAAATTAACGTTTGATGCGGTTAATGATGTTGATGATGTATTTGCAGTTAATACTGATACATAAGAAGTTTTGTCTGCGTATGATGATGTAAAAGAAAATGAAGCAGATGTATTAAAAGATGAACTAGTTGATAGTGATGATGACAGTGAATGAACTGAATATGAACTTGATCCATTAATTATTCCTGGTATATAATTTAATAAAAGTGAAATCTGTGCATAACTAGCAGTATCACTATAAGATGATGAAGATGTTGATCCGCTTACAATACCAAAAAAACTTCCTGTAAATGAACCTGTTCTTAAAGATGATAAAATATTTGAAGAACTAATAGTGTATTGAGTTAAATCTGAAATTACTATGTTCTTTGTTTCTGATTCAGAAATGTCTTGTATGAATAATAAATTGTTATTATTCATTTCATCTTTTGTTATTAAGTCTAAATCTGTAATTTGTTGGTCCATAGTTTACAATAAATATTCAAATTAACATGATTTCGTATGATCTACAAATGGGTATTTAGTACTACTAGGTGTATTAATGTCCACTCCGTTTGGATCTATATAAACTATAGCGGTAAAAACTGATCCTTCCAATAAATCATTTGCAATTGATGTCATTCTATCTGCAAAGTTACTTGCAAAATTACGTACATTCCATTTATTTTTATTGGCTTGATCAAAGCCTACTAAAGTAAATTTCAAAACAAAACCGGCATCAGTACAAGAATATCCATTTGAAGCAAAATAATATGGAGTTAACAAACCCCCAGCACCATCATCACCATTTGCTCCACTTTGTTTAGATTGTTGTAATTCTGATAAATTTCCAAATTCAAAATTACTAATTACAGTTGGTTTAAATTTTGTTATACAAGCATTTTTATTATCAAGTGATGGTTTTGCATAATCTTTATATTTTACATCAAATTGAATGTCATAAGTATCAACCTTGGTTACAGGATTAGGTGACATACCTATGTTTGATATATTATACCAACTTTCTGGTATAATTTCATACTTGCCATCAGTACCTGCTGATTGTATTCTGAATCTAACATAAGAAAAAACAACATTTGATCCTAAAGATGATGTTTCAGCAAAATTTGAGGTAGATGCAGATACTATAAATGATGAGGTTAACGCATTTTGAGCAAAACTTGATGTAATTGATCTGGCAACAGTTGTTGTATTATCATCTTGTAAATTTGAAGCGGTTAAACAATAGTTTGCAGTTTCAGTTATTATTGATCTGTATACTGTACCATTATTTTGTCCGTTATATTTTATATAAGATGATGTATTTGATAATAGACCGTTTAACGCATAATCAGATAAACCAGTAGTTAATATTGAATGTGTAGATCCAGTTGCATATGCCTGTGATGCAGTGATTGAATATGAAGCAGTTGTTGCATATGAAGAACTTAATGAATAACTTGCACTAAGTGCATAATCTGACATAGCTGAATTTACACTATATGATGCAGTACCGTTATTTAATCCATTATAAAACAGATTACTACTTGTTAATGATAATGATGCAGTTTTTGCATATGAAGAAGATTGTATCAATCCTGTTAATGATCCAGTAAAACTTCCCGTAAATGATCCGCTTACTAATGTGGTTAAAATACCTGATGCGGTTACATTATATTGTGCAAATTCACTTGCAGCAATATTCTTAATTTCATTGGATTTGAGGTCTACAAATAAAAATAGATCATTGTCTGATATTGTGGTAGCAGATAATGAATCTAAATCTGTAATTGTTTTATTTTCTGAAGGCATACTGTCTTAAGATATATATAAATATAAATTAAGACATCTTTTTGATTTTTTTAATAATATACTTTACTAAAGCACTTCTCACAATGTCATCTTCATCAAATTTGAAGACAAATATACCATTTTGACGGCTTTCTTCATCATCAAATAGACTTAAAACCTTAGTAAATCCGCTTTTTCCATTAATATCAGATTGTTCTGGATCACCCATAATGAACACTTTACTAAATTCACCTGTTCTGGTAATTAGAGTAATTAGTTCTTTTGAAGTCATATTTTGAGCTTCATCTGCAATGATACATTTTGCGTTCCAGTTTAATCCACGTAAAAATCCAAGGGGAATACTATCAATACGTTCTTCTTTTTCTAGTTGATCTATTTGATGTTTTGGAAGCATTTCATATAATTTTTCCAATAATGGTTGAATATATGGTGCCATTTTTTCATGTGCTTCACCTGGCAAAAATCCAAGTTTATTATCAGAACTTTCTACTGCGCTTCTGATATACAATAGATCACTGATCTTTTTACTATTTAGTAGTTTAAGAGCAGCATATATAGTAATGTATGTTTTGGAAGTACCTGCAGGACCACTGACAAATACCATTTTTGTTTCTTTATTTAAAGCAATTTCAACAAATTGTTTTTGTTTTTCTGTTAATTCTCTTTCATATATTGAAAGTTCATTTCTTAATTTTGATTTTTGATATACAATTGGACTTTTGTCAATTTTTTGTTCCTCTGTTGGAGTATTGTTTTGAACGCTATTATTTTTCTTTTTGTTTTTTTTCATGCGTGTTTATTTTTTTTAATTCACTGTCCAATTTTGTCTCTATTTTTTTTATTCGAGTACAAAGTTCATATTTTTCCATTTGAATGTAATAATTGTATACATGTAACAAATTATCTTTAAATTGTTCAAATGGCAACGTAACAACAAAATCAGAATCCTTAAATGAAAATACTTCAACGACATTTAAATTTTTGTCTAAAGCATATTCAATAGACGAAATCACTTGTTCCGTCATCAAAGTTTTATTAACTTCAATAAATCTCTCCATCTCACTAAATTCTGACGGTAACAAATATGGTTTATATTTTTTTGTAGATGCTTTTGGCATACTAACATAAATATCAACCTGTATAATTTAAAAGCAAAAAACGCCACTGAATAGGAAACTATTTAGTGACGTTTTGGTTCTTATATTAGATATATATTGCTTACTTCTTTTTAGAAACTTTCTTCTTTTCTTTCTTTTCTTCTGAATTTACCTCCGCAGTTTTTGTTGCAGATGTTAGTTTCTCAAGAGTTCTATTTGCAGTGTGTTTCCAACTGAGTTTAGTTCTTGGTGTAGCCCATTCAAATGTTTTTCCAATGTTCAATAAAGATTGAACTTCTTCATTTGAGGTTGCGTCTCTGATTTGTTCTCTTAGTCCAATTGATTTATTCATAATTATACCTTATGTTTCTTTTCATCATACTCTGCAATTTCAACTTTAGTACCGTCTGGCCAACGCTTTAAAATACCAGACCAATGATCAAACTCAATCTTTGCATCTTGTTTTGATTCATAGACCAATTCACTTACCCGTGTACCACTACGTACTACTACAAACTTCTTTGAAAAAGAAGCTACCGTTTCTGCACTTTTATTTGTCTTATTAGACATAATTTTATCCTAATATTTAGTTTTTATTGTTGGTTTTATATACTAATTAATCTGTGATAACCACTCACAAATTAAATCTTTTTGTTTAGAAAATCTTTTAACTGTTGTTGATTTTCTTCATTCAAAATAACAAAATCTGACCATGGTCTTCCATATCTAATAATTTGCCAACACCATCTTAATCTCTCAGACCATCCAAGTGTTCTACCACTAAGACCTCTTTCAAACAAGCTTAATGATACTTCATTTTCATGTTTAAACTTTTCTACTAAAAGTCCATGTTCATAACAATCACAAATTAAAAATATTGAATCTTGATCTTTCATATCATTTTTCTCTTAATATAGTATTGTACTTGTTTGCCGTAAATTTACACAATATTGTTCCTTTACCTACTTTTGCATAAGTATTTTCTTCAATATGAACCAAGTCATCTGATTTGATACTTTCACCTTCTTTTAACTTGGTGTACTTTTTAACATCTTTATCTGTTAATTCAATAATATTATCAGCGCTCTTCATATTCTCCTCTCATTTCTTTATAGGATATTTTATTAAACATCAAAGCATCACCAATATGAATAAATCGTTCCATATCAGTTGTCCATGGATGTCTAAAAGCAAACACGGCGTTCGCAATGATGAAATATATAAAGAATACAACTGTTAAATAAGTTAAAGCAGTGTAAAGTTTATATTTAAACTGTTCTATTATACGATTCAACATAACTAATAATATTAGATTTACCCACGGGATTCATACTGTGTACTTGATATGGAGGATGTTTAACACCCTTTTTCATACAATAATCAACCAACCATTTAGCACAATCATACCCAGTCTTTTCTGTATATTTGTCATATGGAATTGAGTCACCTTGTAAACCATGACCGTAATGTCCAGATGCCAAGTCATGATCATAAGTTACAAACTTAGGAAGTCCTCTGAGTGTAATTAGATCTACAAACTCTTGATAGTTTCTTACTACGCTATAGTGTTGATTAGGAGGTAAATCAACCCAAGTAACATGGTTTGGTAACCTTTCATCGTCCAAGAATAAATTGTAATTTGTTATCATTTTTTAATTTTCTCTTCTAAGTATAGAGTATATCTAGCTTGTTGTCTACAGTTAACTAGTTGAACTCCTAATAAATCTACTTTGACGACACGAATACCTTTTGAACCATATTCGTTCATTATAGTTTCCAATTCTTCTGTAGTAGATACATTATGTATTCTAACACTATATTTGTATTTCATCTGCTTGGACGCACCAAACTGCTTAAATCTGGTACAGTATAACCTTGTTTAATTAGTTCACGGGTTTGTTTTACAAGTCGGTCAAAATAAGCCAACTTCATCTTTATCTCTTCTTTTTCTTTCTTGTTCTGTTTTTTCATATAGTAATCTTAAATAGATATGTTTTTGGGACTACCATTTAATATTTATTACTATGAATATCATATCAGGCATATACAAGATTGTCAATATCAAAAACGGTAAAATGTACATTGGAAGTAGTAAAAATATTAAGAGACGATGGAGTGTACATAAATCAGCTTTAAAAAATAATAGACACCACTCAACCTATCTTCAAAGAGCGTGGAACAAATATGGAAAAGAAAATTTTGTTTATGAAGTTATAAAAGAAATACCCAACGCATCTGATATTGAATTGTTAAATGAAGAAACTAATTTTGTAACAACATTAAAACCAGAATATAATGTTGGTAGTATTGGCGGAGGGGATAATTTAACAAATAATCCACGCAGAGATGAAATTATAGAAAAGATGACAAAAACTATAAATGAAAATGTTGCAAAAATGACTGAACAAGAAAGAAAAAGTAGATGGAGTAGGAATGGAGAAAAAAATTATAATTGGAAAGGCGGAGTTTCTTCTCCTAAATGTAATGATTGTGGTAAACAATTAAGATATGGACATAAATACTGTTCACATTGTTCTAAACTAGAACAACGAAACGCTTTTTATGGAAAAAAACACACAGATGAATATAAACAAAAAGCGTCTGAAAGAAGAAAAGGAACTCTTCCTACTAATGCCAATCCTATAGTTCTCAATGGAGTATCTTATGTATCTCAAGCTGATGCTGCGAGAAAATTAAATGTCTCCATTGGAACTATAAGTAATTGGGTTAATAAAAAGTTTAAGAAAAATACAGATATCAAACAGCTACATCAAACTTAATTGTTGGATGAAACTCATAATCTAATAGTTTGATATCATCATACTTGAAATCAAACAGTGATTTAACTTCTGGATTCAACCAAACTCTAGGTAGTTTCTTTGGTTCTCTAGTTAATTGTAACTTCAATCCGTCAATGTGATTTACATAAATATGCGTATCACCCATTGAATGCGTAAACATACCTGGAACCATATTAACAGTTTGCGCAATCATAGCAGTTAACAGCGCATAACTTGCAATATTAAATGGCTTTCCAAGTGCAGTGTCCACGGATCTTTGGTATAACAAACAATTCAAACGACGAGTTGGAATATTGTCCTCATTCAGTTTTTGAATGATCCACACATCAGATTTAGGAAGATTTACAGGACCAACTTGTTTCTGTAAAATATCAACTCGTTCTTCCAGTGTCAATTCTTCTGTATGAAAGTGGAAAAGACAATGGCACGGAGGCAATGCGCAATGATCTACCCAGTGTGGATGCCATGCACTCACAATCATACGACGATCATCTGGATTGTTCTTTAACTTTTCAAGAACTTTTGTAATTTGATCAATTCTTCCTAGAAAAGTTAATGGTTCATCTCCACAATACATTCCCTTTGTTCCTAAAGATTTGAATTTTGGCATTGTTGATGGATCAGTTTTATCAACAATTGTAAAAAATGGAAAATCCCGCCACATTCTACCATAAGTTCCTTCACCCAATTCACCCCATTTAGTGGCAAATTCTACATCGTTTTTAATGCGTTCAATGAACACATCCATAGGCAAATGATCAACATCTGATAGAGACATTCCAGATAGAACAGATAAAGATTCTAACTCATTGTCAGGTATTTTAGATATACAGGTATCTTTATACTTCTTGTATGCCCATTCATTCCAAATACGAACATTATTATCAACCAGATACTTGATGTTGGTATCTCCACTGATAAACCAAAGCAATTCATGCACGATTGCTGGCCAATGAACTTTCTTGGTGGTTAATAGAGGAAATGCGTTTAGATCCACATTGTATTTGGCTTGAGCACCAAAAATACCAATTGTATCTACACCAGTTCGGTTCTTTTTAAGTCTTCCGTTTGTCAAAATATCATTGACAATTCTGAAATATTCTGTGTCTACTTTGTTCATATTACTTAGTATACTTTATAACTTTGTGTCCGTCAAATTCTTTTACAACTTCTTTATTAGTAAACAAATCTTCAAATGGCGGCATAAATGTATCACCCTCATAACTACCATTTACATGCGTAACATAAAATTCTGTAATATATGGTAATAATCTAACATATGTTTTAGCTCCACCAGCAACAATTATGTCTGGGTCCAGATCAGATACATCAGTGATAATCTTGCCTGTAAGATCATTCTTGTTAATAAGATATTGATTTGGAATCTCACTCAATTCTTCTATTCTTCTGGTCAATACAAGAATTTCTCTATTCTTGAACATGGGAAGAGTATCAAATGTATTTTTACCCACAATAAGTTTTTTACCCATCGTAAATTCTTTAAACCATTTGAAATCATTGGGGATAGATGGCCATGGTAATCCACCGTTTTTGCCTATAACTCTATTTTTTGCTAATGCAAGTATTGCTTTCATGAATGTAATCTATAACTAATTTAAGTGATTGTATGACATTATTATTGTCAGTGTCAATATCTAAATAATTTTTTAATGGAGGTTCATAATATTCCACCATTTTACCTTCACGTAATCTATTACTGTGTAGATATACTTCTTTAACAATATGTTTGGTGTTATCTTTTAGCAATTCTCTTAAGTCTCTGAATGGAGATACTAGTGATACTATAGTATAATCATTAGATGTATCTGAATTGATTGCTAAATTTATGGCAGTTTGTATATTTTTACGTCTGCCACTTTTTGTGTAATCTATGTTACGTGTAATTTTTCTTAGTGAATCACCATCAATTATTGTTGCTGTAATATCTTTACGTATTTCATGCAAATAATGTGATAATTCTAATGCCAAAGTGGTTTTACCACTGTTAGGTTGGCCAGTAAACCATATAATCATTCTACAGTAAATGTACAGTATCCGTTTGGTGTAGTTAACACAATTGAATTTATATTGTAAGCATCAGTATTTGCATCAATTCTAAATCCACATGATTCTGGGCTATATACCAAACATTCTACTGTTTTATCATTAAAAGTTACATTTGTTTGATTCCATATCAAAACATATATAAAACACCTCAAAATTTAATTATTTTGAGGTGTTTCTTCACTATAATTAATTTAATTTTTTACAAGGAAGGTGAAGCAAATGTTCCTTGTTGTGTTTGTTGTGCTTGTTGTTCTTGAACACGTTTTCCAATTTCTTGGTTCAAGATTCTTAGATTTTGTTGAGCACTTTCTAGTTTTGCCAATTCATCATAAGCAAGACTTTTTAACTCTACTACTGTTAGATCAGATAATTTTTTTTCCATATGATTGTATAATAACTATTGTGTTTCTGGTTTTGAATAAACAGGTTCTGCGTCAGCTACACCTGCTTGTTGACGTTTTGCCAATTCTTGGTTAAGAACTGATAAATTGTTGTTTGAAATATTAATTTTTACATATTCATCAAAAGCAAGAGCTTTTAATTCATGAACATTTAGATCTGTTAGATTAATTTGATTTTGTTCCATATATTTATATATTAAGGAGTTTTTTGTCCACTATTTGCAAGTGATTCTTCCATTACCGCCTTGATTTCATTTTCAATTTCCTTGATTTTTTCTTTGTAACCAGCGGCAATATCTTTGAAATCTTTTTTAACAAACAATAACTTGTCTGTCAACTCATATACCTTTTTTTCTGCTTCTTGTTTTGTCATATCATTATTAAATAGTATCAAACTTGACAAAATATTTATTATAATCTTAATCTTGTTTAAAACCAAATATTTTTATTAAAATTCTAATTTAGTATATTTAGCTTTTACCGCAAGACATTTATCAATATAAACTTGTAACGCAGCCGTATCATTTTTTACAATTGCATCCAGATAATCTGCCATTGGTGGATATGCATTTTTACGGAGATCAGATATAGTTCTAATTACTACTTCCTCATTAACAGTTAATCCCCATTGTTGACAATATGTAAAATCATATCCATCATAACTGGTAAATGGTTCTAATGCTTCATAATTTGTTTTGGATAATACCAAGAAACTAGAACAATCAGGTGTTTGCGCAATAATTACAACATCATCAACTTGTTTTGTTTCCATTGGAGTGCCAAACAATGACTCACAATTATTAGCTGGTAATTTATAAAGTTTCATATTATTCTATCAACTTTGGTTCATTAATATTATTTAACTTCAATACATCAATAATATCTGTTTGTTCCAAAACAGCTGCTCTTTTTCTACCCACAAGAAAACCTTTTAATGTTTTTAACTTTTCCCACGGGGTACTGCCTATAACTTGATAATGATAATTAAACTCTGAATTTAAATTTGATGCCATATGTTTTTGTTTATAAATATTTTATGTTATTGAATAACCAGCTGCTGCAAGACCATATCTAGCAGTACCAACCCCTGTTGTATCTGTAGCAACCACTCCGGTGTTGCTTACCAAATTGGTCATAGATACTCTAACATTACCCGTAGCTAAACCATAACCAAATATAGCTTTATCATTTCCATATCCCGCTGCAGATAGAAGCCATCTAGCAGAACCAACGCCAGTTGTATCAGTTGCAACAACACCTGTGTTGCTTACCAAATTGGTCATAGATACAATTGTAGCGGTTAAACCATATCCAAATATAGCTTTATCACTACCATATCCCGCAGCAGCCAGACGACTTCTAGCAGTGCCTACACCAGTTGTATCAGTTGCAACAACACCTGTGTTGCTTACCAAATTGGTCATAGATACATTAGTATTAGCACTATTATAACCATATCCAAATATAGCTTTATCTGTACTATATCCCGCAGCAGCAAGAGTCTGTCTTGATGTGCCAACACCAGTTGTATTAGTTGCAACAACACCTGTGTTGCTTACCAAATTTGTAGTAGAAGTAACTCCACTAGCACCACCGTCAGTAGTACCATAACCAAATATAGCTTTATCACTACTATATCTAGCAGCTGCTAGATATGCCCTAGCAGAACCAACACCAGCTGTATCAGTTGCAACAACACCTGTGTTGCTTACCAAATTGGTCGTAGATACAAAACTTACACTATCATTATAACCATATCCAAATATAGCTTTGTCTGTACTATATCCAGTGGCCGCTAAGTATCGTCTAATAGAACCAACGCCTGTTGTATCAGTTGCAACAACACCTGTATTGCTTACCAAATTGGTCATAGATAAATTTACACTATCATTATAACCATAACCAAATATAGCTTTGGTTGTACCACTTGGTTGTACATACGCAACAACGTTTGTGCTATTGTATCTTGAAGTACTTAATGTTTTTACTTGCATATTAAGTTATTTCTGTTCCAAATAGATTAAATGATTGGCTGACTGATGATGCGTACACTTGAATTTTATCAAATTGTCCAAGCGTCATACCAATAGTTAATGCAATACTATCATTTGATGGCAGTGGTGTATCATATGCTAAATAATTTTTTAATTGTAATGATGATCCTGATGGTATTACTGCAATTCTAAATGATCCGCTTACAGTAGTTAGATTTGCTATATTTAATGTAGAACAAACTACTGATGTTGATGCGGGAACTGTGTATAAATCTGTTTGAACACTCGCGGTTGTTGGATTTGTTTGTCCTAAAATTTTATAAGTGGTTGGCATATGCTATATATATATTTTTGAATTTTAATTTATCCTAACAAAAATGGGTGAAATGATTCTGTATTAATTCCACTAACTGACCCAGTAATTGATAAACTTCCAGTTATTTGATGTACATTTGATATTGATGACCCCAATTTACTATTACCAGCTACATCCAATTTTGCAGCAGGACTTGTAGTACCTATACCTACGTTACCACCACTTGTTATACGCATTTTTTCCGTACTATTTGTACTGAATATAATTGGTTTTGTTACTTCATTGGCTAAATATGTACCGTCAGATGCTGCATATACCAATGTGTTTCTAGAACCATCCGCATCAAATAATGCTAAACTTGGAACACCACCGCTTGCTATAGAAGTTATGGTTTGTATTTTTAATATTGAATGATTACTAATATGATCAGCGTAAATATGTAATTTAGAGTTACCAGGACTTGTTGTACCTATACCAACAATACCACCGCCAGCCTCTGTAATTCGCATCACTTCTGAACCACCGGTAAAGCCAGTTCGCTGGAATCCGAATGCTATCTGACCGGCTCCGCTTTGAGCATTTCCAGTGTTAGCGTTAATAAATAGATTTGCAGGGGAAACAATAGTTCCGCTAATAGATCCACCGGTTCCTATACTAATCCCCGCATCACCATCTGTTGCTGGTCTAACATCTAGTTTTGCAATCGGACTACTTGTACCTAAACCAATATTACCATTATAATTTAGGCACATCACTTGACTACCATTTGCTTGACCTTCAATAATATTTTGTGAAGCATTGGCTGTACTAACTGTTATACCACCATTATTATTGACAGTCATACCTCTGGTAGCACCACCACTATCATCACTAATTAATACTGTACCATTACCAACTGATGGACGTATATTACCTTGAGTTGATGAACTACCACGGAAAATTAATCCACCATTACTTGGTGAACCATATATTCTTACACTACCACTTACATCCAATTTGTAAGAAGGAGCACTATCACCTATACCAACATTACCTGTTCCTGTTACAATTAATGAAGTGGTGTTTGTACCACCTACTTCAAAATAATCTGAAGTATCTACAACTTTTAAATCCCAGTTTCTTACACCATTATCAGTTAATCTTAATGTAGAATTACCTGATGTGGCTAATACTCTAATTATTGGACTAGACCCAGCTACTTCTAATAATTGACTTGGACTACTTGTGCCTATACCAACATTACCATCTGATTGAATGCGCATTCTTTCACTACCACCATTTGTGAAAGTAAATGGTCTATATGTACCACCATAAAAAGTTGAAGCAAAATCTAATGCGGATGATCCAGCTTGCATTTGTAAGATACCACCAGATGCAGATTCAGTTATACGAACAACACCGTAAACTTCTAATTTTGTAGCTGGAGTAACTGTACCAATACCTAAATTGCCACTATTATCCAACAACATTCTAATTAAATTGTTTGTTGTAAATGTAAGTGGAATATTTGCAGCTGTACCTATAGTTGCGTGATAGCTTGTGTATGGAGTTGTAGACCAAAATACACCATTACTATCTGACATTCCAAAATAATTTGAACCACCAGAATTTTGTATTTGTAGATACGTAAAACCAGTTGTTGCTCCTGTAGTATAAATCACGGATTGATTGTTGGTTGAAGCTATTTGTAATTTAGCA